CCGTTACTGAGAAGACGGGTGCAAGTGGTGCTGCCCTTGAGGATATGCAGAAGAGGGCGAAGTCGATCGCAGAGACGATACCGACTGATTTCCAGACTGCCGGTGATGCCATTGGCGAAGTGAACACGAGATTCGGACTGACCGGAGACGCATTGGAGGATCTCTCCACGAAGTTTGTGGAGTTCGCCACACTGAATTCAACGGATGTATCCACCTCCGTCGACAACGTGTCGTCCGTTCTCAATGCCTTCGGGCAGTCTTCTGATGATGCCGGGAATCTTCTCGACGCTTTAAACCAGGTCGGGCAGGCGACCGGTGTATCGATGGATACCCTCTCGCAGGATCTTGCAAAGAACGCCGGGCAGTTTCAGGCGATGGGACTTTCGGCAGAGCAGGCAGCAGGATTCATGGGTGCGGTCGAGATGTCAGGTCTTGATACCTCGACAATGCTCACCGGTCTTACCAAGGCGCAGAAGGTTGCAACGAAGAACGGCCAGTCCTTGAGTGACGCGCTGAAGGACTTCTCCAAGACGATGGGCAGCAATGCCTCGGATACGGAAAAGCTGCAGGCGGCTTATGACCTGTTCGGTTCCCGTGCGGGCGGTGCCATCTACAACGCGGTTCAGAGCGGCAAGCTCTCCTTAAACGACCTCTCTACCACGCTCGGAGATTATGCCGGGTCGGTCGAGAACACCTTCAATGAGACGTTGGACCCGCTGGATCAGATGACGGTTGTGATGAACAACCTGAAGGACCTTGGTGCTGAGATTGTCGATGCATCTGCGCCGATGATCACCGAGGCCATGACGCAGATTAAGGATGTGGTCACGGCCCTGAAAGGTGCATGGGATGGATTATCTCCGGGCATGCAGGAAGCCATTGTCAAGGCAGCGCTCATTGCTGCGGCTGTTGGGCCTGTCGTGGTCGGTGTCGGCAAGGTGATCTCTGCGGTCGGATCCGTCACAGGGGTCGTTGGAAAACTGGTCGGGTTCCTTTCCGGTACGGTGATTCCTGCGATTGGAGCGGTATCCGTTCCGATCCTTCCGATCATTGGAATCATTGCAGCGGTGGTAGCTGCTGTGGTTGCGGTGATTGAGATCGTGAAGCATTGGGGAGAAATCTCTGAATGGTTCGGCGGTGTCTGGGAAACTGTGTGCTCTGGGGTACAGTCCATCGGGGAAGGGCTCGGTAGTTTCTTCTACGGGCTGTGGAACGGTATTCAGTCTGTGACAGAGACTGTCTGGAACGGCATCAGTAGCTTTTTCACTGGACTTTGGAGCGGAATCAGTACAACAGCAATCACGGTATTCACGGGTATTTCTGATTTCCTAGAAAATACATGGTCAACGATCAGCTCTGCAGCATCGACGGCATGGAGCGGTATTACAACAACTCTTTCCGGTGTGTGGGACGGGATCCAGACGACCGCTGGTACGACATTTGACAACGTCAAGACTACGATCAGCACCGCATGGGAAACGGTCAAGACCAATACCGGTACAGCTTGGGATGCGATCCAGTCCTCGGTCGAGCAGCATGGCGGCGGGATCAAGGGAGTAATCGGAACTGCGGTCGATGCCTACAAGTCAATCTGGGAGACTGGATTCTCGAAGATCAATGAATTAACAGGCGGGAAGCTCGGGGATGCCCTCTCTTCCGCACAGGGAAAGCTCGATGCGATCAAAGGTGCCTTCTCAGCGATGATTGAGAATGCAAAGAGCATCGTAAGCGGTGGCCTTGACCGCATCAAGGGTTTCTTTGCCGGTTGCCATCTGGAGCTGCCCCACATCAAGCTGCCTCATTTTTCGATCAGCGGCAAACTCTCCATTGATCCACCTTCGGTTCCGCATCTTTCTGTGGACTGGTACCGGAAAGCAATGGATGATGCTTACATCCTGAACAGCCCGACGATCTTCGGCGCTTCGGGCGGCAGGCTCCTTGGCGGAGGCGAAGCGGGGCAGGAAGCAGTTGTTGGTACCGACAAGCTCGCGGAGATTGTACAGGGTGCTTTGGCGGGAGTCGGTGGCGGCGACATCATCATCCCGGTCTATATCGGCAACGAACGGATCGATGAACTGGTTGTCAAAGCACAGCAGCGGGTGAATTACCGAAGTGGAGGAAGATAAATGCTTAGTGACTATCCCATCTATTTTGATGATGTAAAGCTCTTTTCACCATCGAAGTGGGAAGAGAGTAACAGCGTGGTCGAGAGTGTAAATCAGACTGAGGCAGGAACGGATCAGGTCATTGTCATTCGAAGTGACAAGCTGTCCGTCTCTGCCTCTTTTCAATGCTCGGCAAGCTGGGCGGCAAAGTTTGCAGCTTTTCGGGATAAGGACAGCATAGCCGTGAAGCTCTATGACCTGAAAACGCAAGACTATAAGACGCGGCAGATGCGCATGCGAAATTTCAAACCGGGACTCGAGGAGCATTCGGAGAAAACGAAGGGAACGAACGGACTCTATTCTGTAAGTTTTGATCTGGAAGAATTTTAAGGAAAGGAGTGCAGGATGTATCAGGTATCAGATGCCTATTTGAAAGCAAGAAAAAGTCCCGTGCAGCGATACCGGATGCGCGGAACAATTAACGGATCTGTCTTCACGGACCAGAACATCCTCTCAGGCTCCTTTTCGATTTCCAATCAGTGCTCGGATGAGACACAGGTCCTGATCGGACAGGTATATATCGCAGAACTCAGGGTGACGCTCATCGGTTTTGACGCGGAGAGATATTCTCTGAAGAATGGAAAACTTATACCGGTCTTTGAAATGAAAATCGCTGATGGTTCCTATGAGGATGTACCGTTGGGTGAATATACGATCTCAGATGCACAGTGGGGAACCAGCGGGATCGCCATTACGGCCTACGATAACATGTCTCTTCTGGATCGTACTTTCTCCGCAGAGCGGCTCACAGGAACCCCCTATGAGATTCTGTCCCTTGCCTGCTCCAACTGCAGGATGACGCTTGGAATGAGTGAAACAGACTTCGAGACAATCCCAAACGGAAAAGTCAGATTTACGCTGTCAGCGGATAATGATATCTCCACATGGCGTGATGTGGTTTCCTGGATCGCACAGACCTGCGCTGCAAATGCTTTTGCAGATCGAGACGGCAGACTTGTCATTCGAACGTATAACACAGATGTGGTTGATACGATTGACGACAGTCACAGACTTTCCGGATGTACTTTTGGAGACTATGAGACGAAATACACTGGTCTTTCTGTTGTGAATCAGGCAGAGGAGAAGACAAATTACTACGGAGCAGAGGAAGACAATGGGCTCACTTACGATCTGGGCAGCAATCCATTTCTTCAGGATGACCAGATTCGTGACGATTGTTGCAAGGTGATCCTTTCTGCTCTTTCGCAGATTCAGTATGTGCCGTTTAAAGTATCGATGATCGGGGATCCAGCCTACGACCTGATGGATGTGCTTTGCTTTTCCGGCGGCGCAGCAGATGGTACGAAGCTGTCATGCATCACGAAGTTTACCTACACCTACAACAGCAGGTTTGAGATCGAGGGCGTTGGAAAGAATCCTGCGCTGGCAACCAGAAATGATAAGAGCGATAAAGATCTCACCGGCCTGATTTCGCAAGTAGAGTCGGTGACAAAGTCCATTAACAAGCTGCTCTATGATTACAACACCGGGCCGATGAAGTTCGATATCCATGAGCAGATCATCGGAAATATCACGTTCTATGTCAGCCAGCAGGTGGATGTCGAGGGCCATTTCCTGATGAGTTACACGGCAAGTGAAGCCTCACACCTGATTCTGCGCTTTTATGATACGACCGTGGAAGAGTTGTTTTCACCCTGTGAGTTTGACATCATCGAAGGCGGTGGCGGGACAATTGGAATTCCACATGCATATCTTGAGAGGATGCAGGGAGTACATTCTCTGGTTGTCACGGCACAGTGCACTTCAGGAAATATTGCAATTGATACTCGGGCATTGTTTTTCTCAATCAACGCTGGCAACTATGTGGAAGCCCTTGATGATCTCACCATGGATGTCCAGGATATCTCTATCCGTCAGTTGCAAGAGCAGAACGGCCCGGATCAGATCTGGGCCATTGGCATTGAGGATGGGGAGCTTCTAGTGGCGCATCGCGACTATGACGAGAAGGCAACCAAACGTCCGGAGTGGGCCAGTGTTGCAGATCTTGGCAAGGCGGTAGATGCGGCGATCGAGTTCAATGGTTACTGGACGCGGCGGTCTACCGAGGAAGTTTTTACGCTGGTGACAAAGGATCAGCCCTGGTATTTCTGGGTGACTGAAGACGGCATGCTCCATGGGCAGGAGGGAGAAGATGAGACCACGCGACTTGAGCTTGACAGCGGTGTCAGCTCTGTTCATGCCTGCCGGGGATTCAAGTCGGAGGTGAAGCTTTCTCAGGATCAGGGGCTTGTTGTCGTTTATATCAAATCTGGTCATGTCTGGTACCGGCCGT